ATTTCCAACAATTGCAATACAGGTGCACTTCAGTTAACAAATTGTTCTTTAGATTACAACACTAAATCATTAGTTGCGACAAACAATAGCGTTACTGAACTGCATAGCACTTGGTGGGAATGTAATGATGCTGGCTCGGGAAATGTTGTTGCTAGTCTGTCTAACAATTCAACATTGTCGATGTTTGGCGGAAGATTGCAACAGAATGGAAGTGTTGGCGCATTAGCACAAAATGGCTTTTTTAACACAGATTCCTCATCTGTTGTTATCAATGATGCTTTCATGTTCAATCTTCAAAACACTAATAATGTTTTGGATTCTGGCAATGGTACTGTGCAAGTTTCTGAAGTGCGTTCTTACGGCGTTTCATATTTGCCATCCAAAATATCTCCTGTTGCCAACAATAAGTTATCTGATAGTGGGTTTGAAACTGCGTCCATTGCTGATTGGTGGTCAATAAATAGTGATACGGCAGCAATTACAAATCGTTTTACTGGTTCAAACATAGCATTAGCTATAAGTTCTACATACTCACATGGTGGGACGCAGTCATTAAAAATCACTAAAACAAGTGGTGCATCAAATGGCTCATTTATTTTAGTAGTACCAGTTAATCCTTTTTCTAGGGCAGCGTTTACTGGTTGGTACAAATTTCCTGCTGCATCTGGTCAATGTTATGTGACCTCTGGAGCTTGTTTGGTTAACGGGCCTTTGTCAAGCGGTATCCCGTCAATTGGAAATTCAGTAACTTTTGATACGTTTGGAATCGGAAATTCTGGTTCACCTATTGACTGGACGCAGTTATCATCTGGAATGGATAGAGTTGTACCGTCATGGGCAAATTATTTCTTTATTGCTTTTAATTTGTATGCTTTTAGTGGCAGCTTGTATTTAGATGATTTCACCGTGGAAACAATGTAAAGGACAACACCATGAGCAACCCTCTAAACGTTACGTATGTTGACCTTGTAGGACCCCCGGTGTCAGCTGCGTGGCTAAACGCAGTGACTCAGGCAATCAGCGGATCTACCGCTCCTACAGTCTTTACGGCCACTTCAGGACAGACCGTATTCACTGTGCCCTCGACTGTGGTGGGTCAAGTGTTCATCAACGGGATCTTCCAGATCTACGGGCAAAGCTACACTCGAACGAACGACACTACAATCACGTTCAGCCAAGCAGTTCCCGTCAACGCACAGGTGGTCGTACTATGAGCACCCCTACCCCACAAACCAACTACCTCACGGCCCAGCGGATCATCCGCATGGCGTACAAAGACGCCGGGCTCATTCAAGACGGCGACCAGCCCACGAGCGAACAATACGCCGATGGGCTGACTCGCATGAATGACGTAGCCAACTTGTGGCAGACGCAGGGGCTCAAGCTCTGGTTGATTGAAGACATCGCCATCACATTGATCCCTGGCCAAGCCACCTACACCCCGACCTACCCCAACGGCAGCGTCAGCACGGGCTATTTGACCAAGCCCACCCGGATCATCGAGGCTTACTACCTTGATCAGACCCAAGTGCGCCGTCCCCTGATCCCATTATCATGGCATGACTGGGTCACCTTGTCCCAGGTCAACCAGCAGGGCCAGCTTAACTCGTACTTCGTCAACAAGCAGCAGTACCAGTTGCAGGTCTCGTTCTGGCTGATTCCTGACGCCAACGCCGCCACCGGCCAGGCTCACCTTGTCACGCAGACCCAAGTGGCCAACATGGTCAGTTTGACTGACGACATGGCTTTCCCGACTGAGTGGGCTATGGGTCTGCGCTGGGGTCTCGCGGATGAGTTGGCAACTGGTCAGCCACAGGCTATCATGGACCGGTGTGAGCGTCGTGCCAATCAATTCCGCATGATGCTCGAGGACTGGGACGTGGAAGATGCACCGACCAGCTTCGCACCGGATCAGCGTACCGGTTACGCTGTGTCAAGCTTCAGATAAGGATGAGTGATGGGCGAACCACAACGCTTGCCGTTAGCCGTCAAACCCTCGAACCGGGACGAGACCACCGACCGCGACGCCAAAATCATCAATGGCTACGTGGAGCAAGGGTCCAACGGCGAGATTGAGGTCTACAAGCGCCCTGGGTTCTCTTACTACGCGGCTGGCAGCATCTCCACAGCAGCTGCCGGCTTGGGCTCGTACAACTGGAACGGCAGCCTTTACACGATCTTTGGCAACAAGTTGTACAAGGACGGCGTGGCCATTTCCGGCACTGTCGACACGTCCGGTGTCTACACATTCGCGTCCTGCTTGGGTGCGACGCCTAAGCTGGTGCTCCAAAATGGAACCTACGGCTACACTTACGACCCACTGAACGGTCTGGTGCAGATCCAGCTGACCACCACGGTCATGTTCACCGGCAACACGACCAGCGGGTCAAACGTCATCACATCTGTCTCGAGCACCACAGGCTTGGTGGCCGGTCAAGGCGTCAATGGTCTAAACGTGCCGACCAATACGACCATCTCGAGTGTGGGAAGCGGAACAGTTACCCTGAGCGCCGCAGCCACGGCAACCGGCACAGCGATCTCGTTCACTGCTGATCTCTATGTCACCGGCACAACGACCAGCGGATCGCTTCAAATCACTGCCATCAGCCCCAACACAACCGGTTTGACCGTGGGCATGGCGGTGGTCAGCGCTAACCTGCCTGCATTGACCTACATCACCTCGATCGACAGCAGCACACAGGTCACGTTGAACAACAGCGCCACGGCCACCGGCACGGCGCAGCCCATCACCGTCAGCGCCAACTTCCCGACCAACCAGGTTCCTGGCGTGACTTACCTTGATGGCTACATCAACGTGATGACCAAGAAAGCGGCCATCTGGTCGTCTGACACCAACAACCCGCAAGTCTGGCCCGATGGCAATTACCTTGTGGCGCAGATCGAGGCTGACCCTGCTGTGTTCTTGGCCAAGCAGCTGGTCTACATCATCGCCATGAAGAGCTACTCAATTGAGATCTTCTACGACGCTGGCAACGCATCAGGCTCACCGCTGGGTCCCGTGCAGGGCGGTAAGCTGAGCGTCGGCTGCCGCAGCGCTGGCAGCGTGGCATCGATGGAAGGGTCACTCTTTTGGATCTCGAGCGCCAAAGATGGTGGTAACTCGGTCTACATGATGGACAACCTGAAGGCCAGCCAGATCTCGACACCACCAATTGACCGGCTCTTACAGCAGGCTGACTACACCACCGTTTACTCGTGGTGCGCTCGGGTCGGTGGCCACCGGTTCTACTGCGTGACCTTGGTCAACTCCAACTTGTCTTTGGTTTTTGATTTGACAAGTCGTCAGTGGTATCAGTGGACCGACTATCAGGGCAATTACCTACCCTTTATCTCGTCCACCTACACAGTGTCGGACAACCAAGCGATCTTTCAGCACGCCACCAACGGCAAAATGTACGAGCTAGAGATCACCAACACGACCGACGATGGCAAAACCATCACGTTTGACGTGTACACCCCGAACTATGACGGCGGCACTCGCAAGCGCAAGTACATTAAGATCATGGACTTCATTGGCGACCAGACCAACGGCAGCGTGGTGCAGGTGCGCTACTCGGACGATGATTACCAGACCTGGAGCAACTTCAGGACGGTGGACATGAGCAAAACTCGTCCTATGCTGACTGACTGCGGCACATTCCGTCGCCGGGCCTACCACTTTAGGCAGGCGACCAGCGCACCGCTTCGCATCCAGGCTGTGGAGATGCAGATCGATCTTGGGACGCTATGAGCAACCCAACCGTCTTTCAGCCGCCACCAACTTACGCCGATCCGGTTAATGTTGACGAAAAAACCAACAAAGGTCAGTTCAATCCGATCTGGCTCAAGTGGTTCCTCGACCTCACGCAGTATATTAACCAGAACGGCGCTGGCAACACGATCCAGCACAATAACTTGGCCGGGCTTCAAGGTGGTCAGTCGAATCAGTACTACCACCTGACGCAGACTCAGTTTGCCAACTATCTGCCGACCACTGGGGTGCT